ACGAAGTTGACATTATGATTCATAATGGTACAACATGGGTTGGCTATAATAACTTTGATCACCAAGGTGACGGACAAATTGGTGCAAATAGTGTACTAGACGAAAACGGTCCAATTGTTGCAGCAGTAGCTCCAACAAAACAGAGCGATAATGCAACAGTAGTTCAAAATGGAGACATTTGGATTAGTACAGCAGATTTAGAAAATTATCCACAAGTATACAAATACAATGGCGATACTTCTAAATGGGTACTACTAGACAGCACTGACCAAACAACAGAAGCAGGCATATTGTTTGCTGATGCTCGTTACAATACAAGTGGTGCAAATAGTGCAACAGCAGGAAACATTGCTGATATGGTAGTAAGTGACTACTTAGACCCAGATGCTCCAGATCCAGCATTATATCCAAAAGGTATGATTTTATGGAACACACGTAGAAGCGGCTTTAATGTTAAGCGTTACGAGCGTGATTGGATTGACACTACAGCACTTAATGGAAGACAAGGTGACGCTTCAATGAGCGGTTACTATGCTAATCGTTGGGTAACTGAGTCTGCAAACAATGTAGACGGTAGTGGTTCATTTGGACGTAAAGCACAGCGTAAAGTTATTATTCAAGCTCTACAAGCAGCAGTTAATAACAACGATGATATACGTGATGACGAATCAAGAGTGTTTAACTTAATTGCAGCACCTGGTTATCCAGAACTAATTGGAGAAATGAATACTCTAAACAATGACAGAGGCTTAACTGCATTTGTTGTTGGAGACTCACCATTTAGATTAGCGTCTAAAACAACTGATTTACAAAACTGGGCAAGCAATGCTAACCTAGCAGTTGAAGACAATGATAACGGTCTAGTAAGTAGAGACGAATACTTAGGCGTTTACTATCCAAGTGGATTTACAAGTGACAACGCAGGTAACAATGTTGTTGTTCCAAGTTCGCATATGGCACTACGCACTATTGCATTAAATGACCAAGTTGCTTATCCATGGTTTGCACCAGCAGGTACAAGACGTGGTAGTGTAACTAACGCAACAGCAAGTGGATTTGTTAATGCAGAAGGTGAATTCCAGAGTATTGCACTTAACGAAGGACAGCGTGATACGTTATATTCAAACAATGTAAACCCAATTACATTTATTAATGGCGCAGGACTTGTTGTATTTGGTCAAAAGACTAGAGCAGCAAATGCAAGCGCATTGGATAGAGTCAACGTAGCACGTTTAACTGTATACTTACGTAGTCAACTTAAGAAACTTGCAAAACCATATATCTTTGAACCAAATGATAAAATCACACGTGATGAAATCAAACAACAGGTTGAAAGTTTAATGGTAGAATTAATTGGACTTAGAGCAATCTTTGACTACTTAGTTGTGTGTGATGAAACTAACAACACACCAGCAAGAATTGATAGAAACGAACTGTATGTAGATATTGCTATTGAACCAGTAAAAGCAGTAGAATTTATTTACATTCCGCTACGTCTTAAAAATACAGGAGAAATTTCCGGGTTATAATATCATAAAGTAGGGGGTTAATAATAATCCCCTACAAATGATAAATACTTGTGAATAGGAGTAACAAATGGCAATCTCATCATTATCAAAATTAACAGTTCCATTAGCAACAAGCGACAGCGCAAGCAGTCAAGGTTTGTTAATGCCAAAACTGCAATATCGTTTTCGTGTAACACTAGAAAACTTCGGTGTTTCGACTCCGACAACTGAACTTACGAAACAAGTTATGGACATTACCCGTCCAACAGTTTCTTTCGAAAACATGGAAATACCAATTTATAACAGTAAAGTTTATCTAGCAGGTAAGCATACATGGGCACCACTAACACTTAATTTACGTGAAGACGTTAACAATAACGTACAAAAATTAGTTGGTGAACAATTACAGAAGCAATTCGACTTCATGGAGCAAGCAAGTGCTAACTCCGGACAAGACTACAAGTTTGTAACACGTATTGAAATCTTAGACGGCGGCAACGGCGCAACAGGTGTAAATGTTTTAGAAACTTGGGAATGTTATGGTTGCTTTATAACAGAAGCAAACTACAACTCACTTGCATATGCAAACAATGAGCCAGTAAATATTACACTAAACATGCAATACGACAATGCTATCCAAACTCCAGAAAATACTGGTGTAGGAACAGCAGTTGGCAGAACACTAGGTACAAACGTAACTGGTGGTGGTTAATATTTAAAACACAGATTGCTATTAGAATAGAGGGAGTATATTTTATACTCCCTTTTATTTTATGCGCAGTTTATGAATAGGATAAATACAATATGGCTAATCCTTTTAATGGTTTCTTTGATAATTTGTTTAGCGGCGCACTTAGTCCGAAAGGCAACCTCGGCGACTACTCACATGCATCAAAGACTTTTGTAGATGGAAATTTTAGACTTGCTCCAAAATTTGACCATCTCTATCATGTTGTACTTAATATTAATCCAAGTATTGATTTGGTAAATTTTGGTGCATTTAACAATCTTATAAAACGTGAAATAAATTTATTATGTTCAGCAGTTGACTTACCGTCTTACAATGTTAATACTGCTACTGTAAATCAATACAACAGAAAAAAAGTTACACAAACTAGTGTAGATTATCAGCCTGCAAATATGACATGGATCGATGATAACGCAGGTATTAGTAATTTTTTATGGCAAAGTTATTTTAATTATTATTACAGCGATGCATCGCATGTATCAAGCAATGGTACATCACCAAATATTACTGATCCTGCTTACAAACGTGAAGGTAATAAAAATACAGGATACGGCTCAGGAGCAGTATTCAGCAATAGATTTGGATTAGACAGACCAGGCAAAACTGCAAATTTCTTCGAAAGTATACAAGTATTTCAATTGCATCCACAAGACGGTAAACCAACAAACACAAGTTTTACATATATTAATCCTTTGATTGATAACTGGGATCATAACAGTGTAGAGAGAGCTGCAACTAGCTTTAGCGAGAATAGAATGCGTTTTAGTTATGAATCAGTTATAATGGATCGTAACTTTACAAAAGTTGGCGTTACACCTAACACATTTGGCGAAGGGCGTTACGATACTGCTCCAAGTCCTAACAGTATAGCAGGCGGAGGCGCTAGTAGTTTCTTTGGAACAGGCGGCGTATTAGCAGGTACAACTGCTACTATACAAAACTTGCAATCAGGTAATGTGGCAGCTGCATTAATTACTGGTGCAAATACTTTTAAAAATGCACAGAATTTATCGTTTAGTAATTTAGCTACTGAAATAATTGGAGCAGGTGAAAATATTATAGTTGATGCAATTGGCAATAATCAATTCCCATCAAACGGAAATAGCAATGTAACTAACGCACAATCAAAGGAATTTTAAATGAGTGACTTTTCAACCACAAATGCAAATCTACAAGATTCGATAACACTATCAAAAGAAAAATTTCTCAATACAAAAAAGGAAAGTTTAAGTTTTCCAAGCAATCAAGTTGATGCAGTTGTTGGCTTTTTTGAAAACAGAGGCTTTGATACGCTTTCTGCAACTAGTGTAGCTAGTGTATTATTAACACAAGCAAAAGTTGATAATGCAAGTGTAATGGAACTACTTGATCAATTAAAGGGATATGACAAAGTTAAGTTAACAAGTTTAATAGTTGCTATCTTAAATGCTAATAGAAGTAATATAAGCAAGTTAGGCTTTAAGTCAAACGATACAGCAAATACTGATAACTTAGTAAGTAGAAATATCATGGTATAATGGCCAAGTATGCACAAGGCAAATATACGCTAAAAAATCCAGAAAAATATATGGCAAATAGACAACCTACATATCGTAGTAGTTGGGAATTTGCTTTTATGCGATTTTGCGATGAGCATCCTAGTGTAGAAAAATGGGCAAGCGAAGCTGTAAAAATACCCTACAGAAATCCATTTACAGGAAAACAAACAATATATGTGCCAGATTTTTTTATGGTGTATACTGATGCAAAAGGTAAAAAGCATGTAGAACTAATCGAAGTTAAGCCTTTTAGTCAAACAAGCATGAAAGAAGCAAAACGTAATAAGCGTGATCAAGCGCATGTTATATTAAATCAAGCTAAATGGGCAGCAGCATATGCGTACTGTAAACAACAAGGTATTACATTTAGAATTGTAACAGAAAATGATATTTTCCATACAGGTCGTAGAGGTTAACATTATTACATAAATAATACTAGCATATTACGGATAATAACATGACTAAAAAATTAGAAGATTTACTAAACTTGCCAGAAGCAAAAGAATTCATTCAAGAAGCCGAAGATAAAAAGTCTGAGGCTGTTGCAGCACAAGAAGCATCGTTTAGAGACATTGAAGACTTAGATAAAATTGCAGCAGCATTGCCAAGTGTAAAAGGACTAGGCGATGCAGCAGATGCAGAACTAAATGAAGTAGCAGACAAAGCAATGCAAGCATACGACGATTTAATGGATTTAGGTATGAATGTCGAAAGTCGTTACAGCGGCAGAGTTTTTGAAGTTGCAGGTACAATGTTAAAAACTAACCTTGACGCAAAAGTTGCAAAGATGGACAAAAAATTAAAGATGATTGAATTGCAGTTAAAGAAGCAAAAAGCAGATGCTGATACATTTTCATCTCCGGCAGGAATGTCAGAAGGAGACGGATATGTTGTTACTGATCGTAATAGCCTTTTAGAGAAGTTAAAAGGTATGAAAGACGATAAATAACATATAGCCAGGAAAACAACGATGA